CCATGACCCGCATCGGGTCGGATTGTCCAATTGATTGCAGGTGTGCCACCGCCAGAACCCGTTGTTCCAAAGGTTGTGTTCTTAGGGAATCCGACCTTGATGACGTATTCGGGGGGAACAGAAGAATCAGCGTTGATGGCGACACCGTTTGGTTGATTTATCGCTAAGAATCCGTTCATCGAATGTGTGGCCATACGGATGCCGAAGTATTCTCCATCACCTCGACTGTTCAAAGAGCCGTCGTATGCTATTACAGGTCGGTATTGGCCCGAATTCCCTACGTTGTTGAGTCTGTTATCGTTTAATTCGTTCATGTAGGTTTGTACGCAAAGGAACGGCTTACCTGCCTTACTCTTGATTGGATTGAAGATACGTTCGGGGTTATTCTCATGAGCCGTTGCCGAACCGCTAGTTGAACTGTAAGCATTGATTTGTATTCTTTCTCCCATCCAACAACCTGTTAGATGTGCGGTTTGCATGAAGTCGGGGTCTGTTCCCGTTGACGGATAACCTGCTCTTGTTCCGTTGCCCCAATTGTGAGAATTGTAATTGAATGGGGGTCTTCGACCAAAGGATGCGTCGGTATCACCGAGAGGTACAATGTATCGAGCCGATGTGTCGTTTGTGCTTGAGAATTTGAGGAAGGTATCTGCTGTCGATGCTACTCCCGCTTTATCGTACCGTAGTCTGTTTGGGTGTACCCACCCCGAAGGGAACTGTAATTGAGAACGACCTTCCCACTTGATACCCTTCGATAATCTGTTAGTATCAATTGTAGCCCAACGAGCAATACCATCGTTGAGTAGGAGATAGTTCTCGGAAGATGAGAACTCGCTGTTGTTTGCTCTATCACGAACCGACCATCGGTATCGGGGATTGAGAGTAGCCTCGCCATTTAAGACGTTACCGTGATGCGTAGCGTTTGAGTCATAGACGTTGTCGGCTGACGGTGAATTAGAGTCATCAGCGATACAACGAGAGCCTTGAAAATCATCGTAGTAGCCCGAAAGCCAAAATCCAAACTTAGCAAAATTTGTCCCTATTGTGTTACCACTTCTTACCATTATCTCACCTATTCTGCAAGGTTTACACCTTTCTCCGCTAAACTATCCTCGACCAAACGAATAATCTCGTTGGCCGCACCTCTTGTTGTCATACCGTTGAACGTATTGTTCATAATCAATTCTGTTGTGTTAATAAGTGTTTCAACTCCCTTATTAACAACCTGTTTGAGCATATCGCCTGTGATATTCCCTGCTTTCATACCGAAGAACAATTCTTCTCGCTCATTTCCGAAGTCTTCGATGGTCTGTCTTGCGGCTTCAATGGGTCCGATGAAATTATCTTCTATTGACCCTCCCAATCCTCCCATATCTGACAACATATCTTCAACGGCAATACCCGCTTCCTCCATCAATTTGATGAAATCAGCAGTGTTTTCCGCCTGTAAAGCCAAATCGAAAAACAAAGTTCCTTCTTGGAATCTTTGGTCAAGGAATGGTAGGTCTTCCATCTCTTTTGTGACCCTTTCTCTTTCTTTATCCCTTTCTGTGAGAATATCTTGTAAAAAGTCTGGCGCATCAATTCCGAGGAATCCAGGTATGTATTCTGTTCCCATAACCTTTTCATAGTCATCAGTAACAGTTCTAAATTGCTTTGCCGCATTGAGTTGGTCGGCTAAGAATGCTTCACTAAATTTACCCGTCGCTATGTTTTCAGCACCCCTAAGTGCTACAATGTTACGCAAAATCTGTTCTTCTGCCGATAATGCTTTCACTTTCCCGCCTAGAATATCTCTCGTCGTTTCGTTGGTTGCGCTTCTGTATTGCTTTTCCAAATCAACGATTTCTTCTTGGACTTCTTTTTGCCTATCAGCGATACCGAGTAAATCCATGTTCTCGATGCTTCGGTTGTAATCTTCAAGTTCTTTGGCTGTGAAACTCGCTGACCCTTTGAGTTGGTCAAAGGACATAGCCAAGTCATCAATACTTTCACCCGCCTTGTTTGTGTTCGGTATGATTTTTGATATGAGATAAGAACCAAGTACCAAAGCGAATCCGATACCGATTGATTTCAAAGCGAATTTCAATTTGTTTGCGGCCACCGTACCTGCGTTCATTGACACATTCAACGAATCTTGTGCCGCTTTTTGACCCATAGTTTGACCTGCTGTAACGACCATCTGTACGCCCATCTTACCCATCGAAGCGGTACTGACTACCATTGAGATACCCATAGCGACCATAGATGCTTGCATAAGGTCTGCCGCCATCTCCGCATCATCGGTGAATTGTGCGAATACGGAAAGACCCATAGATGCGATACCAAGATTTGCGTTCAGCATCATCAAAGCCTGTGAGTTACGCATTGATGTAGCGGCCATAGCGTCTTCTGCCGCCTTTGCCGCATTGGTGTGACGGGCGAATATAGGAAGTTGAGCGATGAGTCTTTGGAGTACATCCGATTCTATACCGAGCATAGCCGCTAATTTCATAGCAACTCTCGATGACTCTTCGCTGATAACGTTCGACACTTGTTGAACGTTGGCCTTCTTCATGTTACTTTGGCTTAATCGCTCGGTTGCGGCTGATGCGGCATTGAGAATCATAATCTCCATTGTGTTAGCCTGTCCTGTGATTCTTCCCGTTTGCAGAACTTGTAAAGTGTATTGGAGAAGTTCAACCTTCTTCTGTCGGATAGCATTGACAGCATTAACGTGACCTTGCATGACCTTTTCTTGATTCATAATCTCCAACTGATAACTGCCGTCTTTCTGTCGGTTGATATGCACACCTCTCTCATTGAGGATGTTGTCAAGATGGCCGAGCGACAACAAGGTTCTCTTATGGTTTTCTTCCTGTACCAAAAGACTGTTGAGATTAAGTTGCGCTTGTTTATCGCTGTTACGCAAGAAAAGTTTGTTGTTCATCAACCTCGTTTCCTTCTCTTGAACAGCCACGCCCTCCATCCTGTAACCATTGGTTTGTCGAGCAATCTCTCTCAATTGTGTCTCTTTGGTCAATCTTCCATCGAGTTTCACAAGTCCCTCTTGTGCTAATTGTAGCCTTCTGAACTCGTCGGATGTATGCAACTTGTTCAAGATGCTGACTTCTTTCAGCAAAGCGATTTCTTTGTTATACCTCTCCATTATCTGTTGTTCCTCGACTTCTAATGAGGCAATTGTTGTAAATTGAGATAACTGCATAGCCATTTGAATTTGTTGAAGGGAAGCGAGTTTCATCTTTTGCATCTGAATCTCTTGTATTTTTTTGAATGTAATCTGGTCTTGTAGGTTGAGTTCTTGTCGTAGGTTGGCAAGGGAGGTAGCCTCTTGCTGATTTTTCATACCATATGCGCTTGCTCGTGCAATCTCGACACCACCAAGACCACGCATGATGGTTTCTTGTGTCCTTAGTGCCACGTTCAATGACATGATGTTGAGAAGTGCTTCACCGAATGGTGCGAACGTTCTCGCATATTGCTGTATTGTGAAGAAGATAGAAGCCGTTGCACCGCCAAAATCTGTTCCAACGAAGTCGGCCAAAGCCGCATTGAAATCAGCCTGTCCTCTTGTTGCCCTTGTTACTGCGGGGATAAGAGCGTCACCCAACTTGGCTCTCATATTGTCTAATCGCGTTTCGGCAAGTTGTAGTTGAACCGCTTCATCTCCCAAACGTCGATTCAATTCTTCTGTTGCGCTGTCAAGACCTTGAGAAGATTCTGTTGTGAGTTGCATGGCTCGGTCATAACCCTCCATCAACTTGATTGCTCTAACGTAGTGGTCATTACCTGCGATAGCCTGTGCTACACGCATTTTTTCAGCATCGCTATCCATGATTCTTGACTTAGCGATGTCTCCCAAGATGTCTTCCATAGCCCGAAGTTGTCCGTTTGAATCCTTGACAGCGATATTGTGTTTTGCGAGGATTTCAGCATTCTCTCCTGTGTTTGCACCAAGTCGGGCATACATCATACGCAAAGCACGACCCGCTTTTCCTTGTTCTTCACCCGCTTCAATGAGCGTAGCGGAAGCACCCGCCATGAAGTGTATGCTATCCCCTGCCAATTGTGCCGAAGATGCGAACTGATTCATAACGAAGGTAATTTGTTGCATTGTTGCCGACGAACGGTTTTCAACGGTGTTGAGAGAATCAAGAAGGGATATGGAGTTTGCACGAACAATGTTTGCTTGTTGTTCAGCCGACATCATGTTGAATTGTCCTTTAGTCAAATGACCTTGCATGAATCCTGTCTGTTGTTGTAAGTTGATGAGTCGAGTCATCGCATCTTGGGTTTCCATACCACCAATCAAACCAAAGGTAATACCCATCTCGGTAGCCGTACCGACAGAAGCACCGCCACCGAGAACACCACTTAACTGTGCCATTCTTGACCCTGCGTTTAGGGCTTGGTCGGCTGTGAAACCAATCGACTCACCAAAGGCTATAATCTCGGCTTCGACAGTTGAGGCTTCTGCGAAGTTGGCGAACTTCTCAAATTCGATTCTCGCTTCGGCTATGTTACGAGCGAGAGGGACAGTAGTATCGACTACTGCTTGTAGTTGCTCATCAAGTAGTGCGGCTGATTCTGTGATACCTGTCAAACCGTCGAGCATAAGCCCTTCAAACACACCGACCTTTGCCTTTGCGTCAGCAATCAATCTTTCGGCTTGGAACGTACCTACAACGTCGAAGAAAACCCTCGATGCACCTGCCCTAAGCACGAGCAAAAGAATAGCCACAGAAGCGACGTATAGGGGTAAAAACAACTCAACTAACATTCACCTGTCCCACCTGCTACTACTTCTTTTCTAAAGGGATGCCTAACGACTTGAATAAGTCTATCCCTTCATTGTCGTTTAACAATTGGCGTTTTGCTTGGCGTTGCTTACGTCGAGCCTCCATAGCGTTACCATCTCTTCGCTTCTTAGCGTTGTCTGTCGCTTCACTGATTCTGTCTTGAATTTCAGACGCAACACCCATGTCGAGAAGCAACATTTCTTGTCCACCCTCGCAATCGTATCGAGCCCACAAATCGCTCGGCAGAACCCCTTTGTAAGCCATGCAAAGGGATGGGGCTATTCTGCTGAATTGTCCAAAGGGGGCGCACCTTCTGGGTCATCCCCTCTTACGAATCCGAGAATCATGCGGAGTTCCTTGCTTGTCAAGTCATCCACGTCAAAGCCCTTCGGTTCAATGACCGACTTAGGAATCCATGCTTCCATCTGTGCATCCATACCCGCACCTGCGGCTTCAAGAGCATCAGTAAATTCGTTCTGTTGTTCTGGTGTCCATTCTGTCGGGTCAAGACCGAAGTGCATATGTTCACGGAATACCCTCGCTTGGATATTCTCAATTCGCAATTTAGTCATCCCGCCCGCTTGTCGGACAAGGATTTTGCTTCCATCTTCAAGTTCAAATTCTTTTGTCAATACTGGCATTATACTTCCTCTTTTCTGTTTCTATGCTTATGCTACATCATACCATACGACGGTCAATACTATGTCGTTGGAGTCTTTTTTCCTACTTGCGTTCGCTGTGATAACAACGTCGTTGTTTGCGATGGCGGCTCGGAAAGCGGTCTGAATTTCAGCCGCCGTTCCCGTAAATTCGTTCACCATCAATTTTGTTTTATCTGTGATAACAGTCCCACCGTTATTTGCCATAGACAATCACCTCAATATGCGGCTGATTGTGCGTTCTTCATGACAATATCCATCATCTTGTTTGCATCGCCATCATCATAGAGAGCGATGAATCCGACAGATACGGTTTGGCTGTCACGACCCGATACGTTGCTTTCTGGTGCTTCAAATCGAATCTTGTAAAAGTTGAATGTGATAAGGTCGCCTGTGGTGTCATCTCCGAACTGAACCTTGAGAGCAGTATTACCGCTACCTGGATTCAATTCAAGACCATCAGTAGCGACCATTTGTGTGTAAAGAGGCTCGCTCTCGACGGCGGCAGTTAGGTATCGGTTGAACTCGATAGTTCCCGAAATCTCACGTCGTTGTGCAGGTGGCGCACGAACGTAGGTTGTGCTTCCCAATCCACAGGCGTTGTCGCCATCACGGTTGAGGTTGATGTCGAAAGAGATTGACTTTACAGCGTCGGATGCTGTGCTGTCATTGTTGAAGAAAACCTTAGCGTTAGCGAAGTAAAGAGATGGGGATGCAGTAGCGAACGATGGGCTAAGTGTTCCGATGTTGGCGGTTGCGCTTTCGGACTTTGCCATGAAGTTCGCACCGATGGTTGCGTACTCGTTGAGGTTTGCAGATACGGAGATTGAATTGACAACAGCACCGAGATAGTAATGCTCGTGTTCTTCTCGACCTACTATGAGGCTGAAAGAAGGGGTATCGAGGGATGCACTTGCTTCTGTTTCTGTAAAGGTGTGGGTGTATGGCGCACCGCTACCTGTAACGGTGTCTTTACCCATAATACCAACAAGGATGTGACCCATAAAGTTGTCAGCCATCAAAGATAGGTTGATGTCACCTTCGGAGAACTCTTTACCTGCGTGAGATTCGGCTGAACCATATCGGCTCATATCTTCACGAGTAAGTAGGTCAAATTGGTGGCGAATGGATTCATCATCCACTTCACCAAAGACATATCCACTACCTGGATTTGTTCCATAGGTGGATTCTTTTGTCAATGCAACGAATCGGTTGTCAAATGCTTGAGGCATAGTATAGCACTTCCTTTAAGTGAAAGCATCAGTCGGTTGTCATTTAAGGGTTCTCACCGTGTTCGCATATTTATACGTCGAAGATAGGTGAATGATAGAATGTGTGTGCAGATGGTGTCGTCGTCGTCAAATTTGTGGTCAAGGGTGAGAGAATAATCGTTAAGGCTGTCAGTTGTTCCGTTCAATCCTGTGTTGCGATAGACCTCATCAAACACTTCGCCAACGATGTTCAATCCGAGTCGATATGCGTTCTCGTAGTTCGTTCCACGAGTCGTCACATAGACCACCACTTCATACTCTTGGTCCACCCGACCACCACCGAGAGCGTTGAATTCGGGACTTTGTACCTTCTCAAGCATGACGTGAATCAAAGGAGGTTGCATTCTCGTCAGCATCTTGTTCGATACATCAAATCCGTATCGGATTGCGCTGTCATCGAGATGGGTTTTGAGATACATACGTTGGCTGTCCTTGAGAAGTTCAACGATTGACAATGCCATACGACAAAGAGTATCGGTTGCGAAGTCGGAAGGTGTGAGTTCATCTGGCCCGAACGAACCAAAGGTTGTTGCATAGACCGAAGCCCATTGAACTGAGCCTGTGTTGTTGCCCCATTCCATCCTACGACTTGAGCCACTTGCACCTGCTACTGAAAGATAATGCGTAGCACCATCGTCATCTTCTATAATTTCACGCATATAAAGACGAGCGTTGCCCGATGCGTCGAGCGTCAATCTTAGCATGATAGGAACTGCGCTGTCGGTTGCCATAGAGATGTCTAAGTCATCGCTCGTTGCAGTAGTAGCACCAACCAATTTGACCTTTTCACCAAACGCCTTGACTTCGACTTTCTTTGTGCCGTTGTCCAACTTCATCAAAACCTCATCGTTATCGGGTGCAGTTGTGTATTGAAATACTGCCAACATGGTGTATGCGTCGGTTGTAGGAACTATGTGGTATCTCGCATCTGTGACCGACCAATATCCGCCACTTGCGCTCGCACCACTACCTGTTGCTGTCCATACTTCGTTGTTCTGTGAATTGGCAACCGTTGGATTGGTTGGGTCTTCACCGTTCAATCGAGATGTCCAATACTGTGTCCTTGTAGCAATCGCCATCATTCACCACCCCTGTTTCTGTATGCTTTGTCAATGAACCTCTTGACGATACGAGGTGAACGTTCTTCAAAGTCATTCTTAGCGAACTCTATGTATTGTAATCGAGGGAATCCAAAGAATGTGAATTTTTCGGGAGGCAACCACGCAGTTCCCGAACCCTTACGACCAATTTCACGACCTCGTGCCTGTGCCTTTGGTGATTTCCAATAGATTGTTCTTTGAGTTCGACCTTCATCGAAAGCCACACCAAAGTTGTATTGATTTTCGTCGTCATCGGGGGATGTGTGAATACCTACACCGATAGCACCGTCGAGATTCGGACCTCGACTACCAAACAAAGAAGTAACGTTTCCTTGACTGTCGGTTTCTATCTCATGGTCAAGAGATGTTGCTATTCGCTGTGGTGCAAGTGCCGCTTTAAGATACTGCTGTGTCTTACGTTTGGTTTCTGTCATAGCACGACCAAAACCATCTCTCATGGCCTTCTTCATGTCACGCTTTGAATCACGAAGCAAATCTTGTAATTCACGGTCATCAATGTGAACCCCAACGTCTAACATCAATCAACACTCCCCAAATGCGCCAATCGTTTGAGGTTTTTTTCTCCCCGTTCTCTTAGCGCACTACTGCGGAGAGAGCCATCTGTGGTTGTTGTTTGAAACATGGATTCATCTTCAAAATAATAAGCCGCCGCAAGGTCGGCACAGATTTCACGGAGAACGTGAGCCATCTCGCCTTCTTGAACCGTGACACCCGAAGCATGACTGAAAGAGATACCTGTTACGCCTGTCAAATCGTTGGAGGATTTGCCTGTCCACTTGAAAGAGTCACCATCGACATTTCCGTTACCTGCTGTCGAGAACCCTGTGCCACTCGTCAATGTAATCGTTGTAGCACCTGCGCTGATAGCACCGTTAAGTGTGGTTTCAGCGATGTGGTCGCTCGGAACATCACGGCCATAATCACGGAAGGTTTGGTCGATGTCGATTGTAGCCCTGCGGATTGCACTTGTGAGCCTTGTTGATGCCCTGCTACGCTGTCCACTATCAAGACCCATACGGGATGCTACATCGCTCGTGGTGCAGTAGTAAGTCATGCTTCCACCGCCATTGGTTTGCCATGCCCTTCCCAACAATCATCACAAAACCCGAAGGGTTTGTCGGCATCAGCCGAGTAACAATGGCCGCAATAAGTAAAATCGTGCGACATTACAACATCACCTGTCCACCGAGAATAGCCGCTATCAAAGCCGAACCAACACCCATCATCCATGTCAAGATTTTCTTTCCGATGTCGTTCATAAGAGCCTGTGTGCTTTGTTGTGTTTCAGCGAGAACTGTAAACTGTTCGTCGGTTCTAACCTGTGACTCAATCAACTTAGCAAGCATTTCGTCATGCTTGTCGAGCCTTCGCTCAATTGTGTCAAGTCTGTGATTTTGAACCGCATCATCAGTCATCCCAATACACCCTCAAGTCGTTCGATAAGGTCTGCTTTAACGCCATCAGCGTCAAGACCGTGTTCTTCACAAAGAGCGACTAAATCAGCCTTCTTCATCTTCTTTACTTCTGATAGGGATGGTAGTTCTTTGACCATATCAACGGCTTCCATAACTTCGTCGAGGGTAATTTTACCATCGGCCATTACTTTCTTGAAAAAGCGACGTGCGCCTTCAAGTGCTACCATACCGATACCTGCTATCAACAATGCCTGTTCTGTGTCCATTTCAATCATTCCCTGTATAGAATTTCTTTTACGGATGAGAGAGGAATTACCGTGAACGGCCTATCTTCACCCACCCTATATATCTTGTAGCCATGTGGTGTTTCTTCAATGTTCACATTGGTATAACAACGTTCCGTTGGTTGATACACAACTTTTCCGAGTCTTTTTTCTGTCATATTATTCACCTCAAGGTATTACTGGCGGTCCACCTGTTATTGCGCTAATTTCTTGAGCAACATAAGACGCTATTCTTTCGATAGCCTCTTGAATAGTATTAGGGGGACCAGAACCTCCCCAAAACGGGCCAGATGTACCCGTAGGAGTAAAAGCATCTTGTTCTGCTTGTCCACCTTGAAGATAAGCAAGGTCTTGCAGGGCAGATGCGGCAGTTAAGACACCATTTGCATCGGCAACAAGAACGGCTGACGCAACCGTTCCTTGTTGAAAGGCTTGAGATACTTCAACTGTTCCTGCGTCATGAAATCGCATACGGGCTGTATCGGGAGAGCCGTCTTGGTCGATGATGTAAAGGTCATTACCTGGATTACCAGCAGAACCACTTTCTTGTATTCTCCATCCTAATGACCCACCTGTGTAAAACAACAAGGCCGCATCGGATTGATTTGATGCTCGGTCTATGCGAACGTTTGCGTGGCCTCCGCTTGATTTAATAAGTCCAATTGCTGTTCCAGATGATTCGACATGAAGAGTAGTGGTAGGTGAGGCTTGTCCTATACCTACTCGATTGTTTGTTGCATCGACTTTGAGGGTGTTTGTATCGACAGTCAAGCCTTTACCCGATGCAATTGTTACATCGCCTGTTAAAGCAAGTGTAGCCTCGCCCTCAACTGCGGCAATAGCCTGTGCATCTGAATAAGAACCTCCACCTCCACCTGTTGATACTGAACCATCGGCCATTAGGAATTCACTTGAAGTGCCTCCTGATTTGATAAATCCTGTTGATGTAGTTGTTCCCGCTACGGTAATGTCTGCTGAACCATCAGCGATTGTGATAGCAGTTGTTCCACCCGAAGCACTTGTTCCTGTTCCTAATTTCAATCCATCATTGTATGCAAATACTTTACCGCCCCCATCAACAAGAATGGGTTGCTGAAAATAAAATTGGGCTCGGTCTGTTTGAATGTGAGCATAACTTCCGTTGTTTGGTCCAATGTCTATTCTTCCGTCATTGGTTTGGATGCGAAGCATATTGCTTGATGTTCCCGATTCACCGAGTCTTACCTTTGCATCAGTAGCAGGGTCAGCAGGTATAGCGTTAAGGGTAATAGTAGTTCCTTCAATCTCACCTGTCATTGTGCCACCTGCTTTTGGTAAAGCGTTGTCGGCAGTTGTTCCTTGTGTGGCAGTAGCATAGTCGGCAGGGTCAAACGCTTTGACATCGGCAAGATTTGTCACTTCGCTATCCATCAAAGCACCTGCGGCTGTTACGTTTGCTGTATCTGTGACATCAGCCCCATCATCTACGTTGAGATGGGATAGCATATTGGTTTTATTAACACCGAGAGCGATTGTACCACTTGTTGTGATAGGAGAACCCGAATCAACTTCGATACCATCTGAACCTGTTACGGCAACAGAAGTAACTGTTCCGCTACCGCCACCACTTCCACCTACGGCACTTGAACCTTGATACAGTTTGTTGCTATCACCACTATTGAGCCAAAGTGTATTGGCGGCTACTCCACCTGGATTTGAACCTTGTGGGGTCAATTCAAGTCCTGTTGGGTCGATAAGACCATCGACATCCAACTTACCTGTAATGTGGAAGTTGCCCTGTACTTTTGGCATAGGTCCACTTGCATGAGTTGGACTACGGTAAATACCATCAGATATAGAAGAAAACGACCACGAACCCCTAATCTTTGGAGGGAGAATAGTGCGTATATCTGAACCCTGTGCGTTTAATGTTCTTGGTCCGACAAACAACAGCCCATCTCCAATTTCAAATTCCACAAGAGATACATAGCGATTATCTTCCATGTCAATTCTATCACTTGCGGTATTCGCAGATAAAATTATTTTTGTGTAATATGCTTCAAAATTTCCGCTATTGTAAGACGTTGTTTTGCTAACGGGAAGGTTAAACGTTCCCGACGATACCCCTGTAAACTCAACGGTTGATGCGCCCCAATCTGTCAAAGGTATGTTACAAACAAATTGTGTTGTCGCCCCTGATGACATTTTAAAGTGCTTTAGTTTGTCATCTGCGGTTATACTTCCTGTTCGGGCAAAGGTAGTAACAGTTGAGGCGATAGAGAGTTCATGAAAATCTGTTAGGCCACTCGTACCAGTAGGTGTTGTGTAGTCTGGATGGAATGTGCCATTTACTAACCTTACTATTGGGTGTTGTCCGTCGTCGAATTTGCAGACGTTCAAAGCATAAAAATCAAAAGTAAGGTTCTGTCTGCCATTGGGGTAGTTTGCGCTATCTCCGATGAGAATGTATTTTTCATTATATGTCTTGTAGCCACCCGATGAAATAGGACCGTTTCTAAATTCTATTTGTCCGACTGTGCCGTGTGTGATATTTTTGTTTAAGAACATTCCTTTGATAGTAGGAACAGCATTCAGTTCTAAATTATAACTAAAATTTGACTCTATAATGATTTCATCAACTGTTATGCTTGAACCCGTAGCAGTATGCACCCATCGACAATTCTGCGTTCCTTGATTGTCGAATATGACGACATCACCTGCACCAGGCACAGCGACTGGATTCCAATTATCTGCCGTAGTGGATAAGTTGCTTGTTGCACCTGTCCAATGATAATTTGTCAAACCAACACCCCTATTCAGTCATGCGGGTTTTGGTCTGTTTAAACTCAACAGCAGTTCCACCCTTTTCTGCGACAAGGGCAAGCATTTCATCGGCTCTCTTTTGAAATGCCCGTATCTGGTTTGCGAATCGTATGTCTTGCTCTCGTCGCTCATTCTCGGCAACATACGATGGTGCTGTGTCGATTAGCACTTGTAGGCAATCAACACAGACTAAGAATTTGATAGCGGCTTCACGCTCGGTTTCGGTAACAGCGTTTGCAGAATTTTCGCTTAAAAATTTGTCGTTACGAGCCATCTTAGTGACTTGTGTAGTGCGAATACTGATATATTCGGTTACTGTTGCTTCGTTCAAACCCTTCGGTCTGTTAAGCAAATCACGAATTTGTGTGGTCGTTATCGCCATGTTCCTTCACCTCGTTTATCGGCCATCTGTCGTTATAATCTTTTGGAACGTCTATGACCGTAACATTGGTGGGAGGTTCGCTACTGCGACCCATGACAAAGACTAATTTAGATTCGACAATCTTTCGTGCCATCTCACTATCGGGCAACCAATAGGTATTTTTGTCGGGAATAAGCCCAACTTGATGACCTGGTTTACGAGAAGCGGGTTTTACAAGTCGAACGAGCCAACCGACTCCCGATAACCAATGCCTGTCAATGTGTTTCAAATCATTGACCTTTGCACCTTTCGGCACAGCAATTCCTTTTCTCTTGAGAGATTTGACAAGTGTTGCTTTTTCGCTCACTTAATCACGCCTTCTTAGAGGTTTTCTTAGTAGTCTTCTTAGCCTTTTTGCTAAGGACATAACGAACAACACCTTCGGGTGCGTCGGGGTCAAGTGTGTAGGTATCACCGTTCTTGTCAGTCCAATCCACCTAAACCACCTCAAGCCTGTCCTTCGTAGTATTCAACGTGAAGGATGAACTTACCTGCGGTCAAAGCGGCGGTTGCGATAGTAGCCAAAAGTGCTACTGGTGCGACACCGTTCTTGAGAGGAACTTCGTTGTGTGGGTGAGAAGCGGCCGTGTATGCGGCATTGTCGAATGCGGTTGCGGCCTTGAAAGCGTCTGTGTTGCCTAAAAGACCCAAAGCGATTGTTGCTGAACCACTTGAAGCAGGTGCAGTAACGACCTCATAAACGACATTGCGAACAACAGCGTTGCCTGGTAGGGTCAAAGCCGTTCCATCCATAGCGGTCAAGGTGATTGCACCTGCCGCACCGCCTACTGCGTCAAAGTCATAGAGGAAACGGAGATGCTTTGGTTGGCTTGCATCTGTTTCAGCGTTGCCAATGGCATCGTCAGCCATATACTTTGTTTCAACAAAGTCTTGAAATTTGCGGTTTTGTGCCAAAGAAATCACCTCAAATAACGCCTGTGATTGTCGCTATTCGATTGTTCTTTCCACTTGCGGCACCGTCTTGAACTTCGTGGACAACTGCGCCCATGTAGCCTGTCAAGAGGTAATCGAATCCAACACCTGGAAGACGGGTAATCTCGGTTTCTTGGAATCCTGGTCCGTTGTATTGGAAGAACTCGGCTGTTTCAGCACCAGGGATGAGCAAGAGAGCGTCATCCTCGATAGCACCTGCGGAGTCGCTTGGGAGAAGGGCCTTACCACCTGTGTAATCACGAGTGTAGTAAATGGTTAGGTTAGAAACACGCTTCATGTGGTCAGCGAGGGACTCAACAACGTTTCCGTAAAGTTGGGTGTTGAGTAGCGCACTTCGGGTTGAAGCAGGGAGGACAAGGGCCATTGGCTCGTCGCCCGAAATCTTTCCGTTAGCAAAGAGCAAATCCATAGCGTTTAGGAGGTCAGACTCTTCATCAGCCGAAGCACTACCGAAGGTTGCGGTTGCGGCTTGTGTTTGACCTGCACCACCATGAATGGTTGAGAGAATGAGGTTGTCGATGACATCAGCACGACCACGAACGATAGCGAGTTGCTGTCGGTCAATGTTCTCAAAGGATTCACCTCGTAGGCGAACGGAGTCGAGGAAGACACAGCGACCTTGACCCTTAGCGAGTTGGACTGTGTAGTTCTGTGTTCCGACCTTTGTTGGGTCCACAGTTGCCGAGTCGTCGATTGGGTATGAGAAGTCACCGCTAACACCTGTGTACCACTTGAACTCAAGCCAAGGTACTGTTCGGACACCAACGAGGTCTGTACCAATACTGATACGAGCCGATTGTAGTTGGATAAAGTCACGGAGGGTTTGCTCAAGCACAGCATCGCCAACACCGAATGGTCCAGCCGCCGCACCTACGTTCAAAATTTCTTCTAATGATTTGTTCATATTTTTCACTTCCTTTTTTTTTCTGTTTAGCCTCAAGCAGTTGCACATTGAGTTGTGTTCACAGGAATTAGTTCACCTGCTGTTGCAGTTGTTACGCCTGTTCCGACATATACTCCAACGAGTTTGTCTGAACCTGCTGTCTTATTGACTCGGCCACTACCTTTGAGATAGACCAAATCACCTGTTTCGTAAGTAATACCTGTTTGGGATGCAATCATGTGAACCCCGCCCATTGGGAAGAAGGAAACAGTTGCGTTTGCAGTTTCAAGAACTTGGTCAGCGTCACGGCTTGATTCGCCTACTGATACTCCGAGAGGAACATCAGTCGCCGCACCGACTTGAAGTTTGTTTGCGACAGACGACTTTGCGAGAATAATGCCAATACCGCTTACGGTTTGTGCGTCTTTCAAAGTTGCTGTTCGTGGGTCGTTACCTGTAAATGCTACCATCTTAAATCATCTCCTTAATGTCGTTGTATAGTGGTGCTTTGAATCGGCCTTCGGATGCTTCAACACCACTTAGGGTTCGATTCCAAGCAGAAGCCCATGCGTTAAATGCACGTTCATAGACTTCCTCTTCTGTTTCGACTTTGCGACCATTCAAAAAGTTGGCTACAACCTTTGTCGAAGCAGGGGAGGGGGATTCGCTGATTTCAGAAGCAACTGCGGGTTCGACAGGCTTCATTTCAGCAGGTTCGGAAATTGGCTTTGCGCTTTCCCATGATGCAATAAGTGAAGTTAAGGTATCTTCGGTCAAATCTTCATGACCCTTTAGACCAAGTTCACTTGCTTTCTGAACAAGAGCGAGTCGGGAGTTCTCGGCCTTAGCCGCTTCTTGTGCTTTGTAATCTTCAATAGTTGCTTGTGCAATAATGAGTTCAGCCTTCAAAGCCTCCATCTCACTTGCGACAACATCGGATTGTTCGATTGTCATTTCTTCTTCGGACATGATATTCACTTCCTTCGGTTGTTCAATCCCATTTGACGTTTGTGATATAAAGGTTTCATCTTTGCTCGCAGTTCGCTTTGCTCTCGGATGACCCTTTGGAAGTAGGTCATTATCCTGTTTATAGTTAGGGTTAGATGGGCGACCTGTGCGTAATAAATATATGAAAGCGTTTACACGAGCAATGCCCCATCCATTGCGACTCATGTTTGGGGCGTGACTTGTGGAGAATGCGCCAGCACCCCGTCGAAACACAGTAAGAAGTGCGCCCATAGATGCTTTACTACCCTTACCTTTCTTATTGTGTTCCGTCATTTTGTTGCGGATTGTGGTTCGGGTTGCCTCAGAAACTTGAATGCTCTTGTTTGGTTTTTTTGCCGACCCTGGTGGATTTTTCTTTGAGCCACGTCGTCGTTCGCTCGGTTTAGCAGGGGTCTTGCGAGGGTCGTTTGGACCTGGTTTGCCATGTTGTCCACCATGTTTTGCTTCGACACTTGCTGATTCAACTTGCACTTTCTTCATCTCTTCGATGTTTGCTCGATTGTAGGCGGGCTTGTGAACGATAGCAAGATGGTCAAATGTAAAATCATCATCAAATAGTAGTCCTTTGTCATCGGCTTGAACAGGAACTCCATATCCACCAATGCTAACACCGTAACCTGGTCGCATCCAAAGACCCGACTCAAGAGCCTCAAACAACTCTTGACGCTCAACATTGGCTACATAGCGAACAGTATAGGTTCCGTCTTTCTTATCATCGTCGATTGTTGCTTCGATAACTCGACCAACAACCGCCTCATTGACTCCACCATCCATGTTTCGCTCAAAACCAACGTGCTTTGCTTTAGGATGGTTAAGCGTTAAGTCAGCACCTACCATTTGTGGCAGAACCTTTTCAGCACCTTTGCGAGTCAAAGACCATTTGTTTTTGTTCATACCTTCATGGAATGCAATACCTTTGATTTGAATGTAGGTTTTACCTGTGGAGGCTTCGACAAGGGATGTGGCTGATGCGATTTGTAAGTCCATATACACATTGACTACACGACATTCGCCATCAATAAATTCTTCACCAATGCCACATTCAGATGCCGACATCTTTTCTTTTTTGTAGCCGTAACCCGCTTTTGCTTTTTCTTCATCCTCATCGTCATCATGATAAGATGCCAACTTTTTGCCTGTCTTTTTCTCATATTCTTCATGAGTCTTACCTGGCATAAATACTGTTGTGTCACCTTCTTTATGAGAATGAATGCCTTCAAGACCGAGTTCTTTGGCTCGTCTTGTTGCTTCGCCTGGATTGTCAAACACATCTTTGCGAATCATTTTTGCTTCAACGGATTTACCGCTACAACCACAGCCACAGCCACCTTCTTCTGCTTCAATAACTTCTTCAATTCCTTCCATAATTTCACCTTCGTTTTGCATCCATTCGTCATAGAGTAGTGATTCATCTTCGCTTGCTTCGACCTTTCGACCACTTTCCCATTGTCGGCACGACCAATAACGTGCTTTGGTCTTTGGGCCTGGCGAATCGCAGTTGTGGCGAGAACGGAAATTTTTACGTCGTTGCGGGTCGTCACGTTTAATCTCCATGTTTGGGTCGCCAAAGCGAACAACAACGACTCGACCCGATTCGTTTTGGACATAAACAGCGAACTTCTTAGGACCGCCTTGTGTGCGAAAAGGCTTGTTGAGAGTTACTTTCTTTCCTTGATATTCAGCCGCTTCCGCATTTAGCCCCTTCTTATCTTCAAAGTAAGTATTGCATACTGCGGCTCGTTGGGATGGATTGCCAAACTCATCAACCATTTTGCTATCGCCCATACATCTGTCCATGTAATCGGCTTTGCTTTCACCCTCTTTGACGTTAGGCATCATTCTTCACCTTCCGATGGTGAACCCATAATACCGAGGTGAACACGTCGTTCTTCGGCATCCATAAGTTGTAAGTGTTTCTGTGCGTTTATTGCCATAATTCTGTCATGTTCGGCTCGTGCCGTAGCAATGTCTTGGTTTCGCATGACAAGTTCTGGATGAAGATTGATTTCGCCTTGTTGCTCGGACTTCCATAGTTCAAGCATAGATGTAACAATAAGAAGGGCAGGGCCACCAATAATAGCCAATAAAGTAGCGTAGCCATCAATGTCGTTGATTACTTTGTCATCTCGCAATCCCGACCATATGACGAGACAGGCAAACGCTACCCATGCCAATACAATAGGAACTCCAATCAGTAGCATCATTCTGTCGTTAAAAGATTTATTACCACCCATGCTATACGCCTCCTTAGTGCTTCTCACAATCAAAGTGTCTTTTCATCGTTTGCATTTTGCTCGTTCGTTCTTGGTAACTCGCCCATAGGTGGCTTTGATGATTTTTCCACCCTGTCATTTGCGTTTCGTTCTAATGGTAGGCTAACGATTTCAAGTGCTTGATTAAGTGTAATAATACCTGCTTGATAACCCATAACTGCTCGCTTCATCGAGTCAAGAGGGGATTCGTCAGCGACAGGTGCGAATTCAAGTGGGGGAAGGTCTTTCATAGTATGCTCAACTCCGAGAAGTTCAAGGTGATGCGAGAACAATTTCATAATCTCTTGTCGGACAACGTGCTGTAATCGAGTAATTGCTTGAACAGACCACATATTTGCGTTGTATGTGGCCGCAAACGTCGAACCTTGTTCTTGACCTGCCGCTACTCTCGGAACGTGAAGAACAGCCGCTATGTTGGATGCAACCATATCAAGGAATCCGCTATTGTCGGGAATAGTGTTGTTTAAATCGACGTGATGTAATTGAACGTAGGAGGGGAGGATTGGCATTTGGTCGCCACGAAGGTTCTCAAACAGACTGATAACTTCATCCATAATTTTACCCAATCGCTCATACTGTTCATCGGGGTCGGTGATATGCTCAATGGCCGATTTGTCAATAGTAATGAATTGTTTTGTGAGAGCATCCTCAAGAGCAATGTGATTGTTCATGCTGTTGTATTTTGCTCGGATAGCCTGTTTCAACGAGGTAAAGCGAGATGCACCCCACACACCGTAGGTTTCACGGTTCTTTTGGTCAGTGAACCAATTGCTTCGGTAATCAATACGAAAGTGCATAACTTCACGTCGGGGAAATATCATTGGTTTGACAAGCCCTTCTCTTAGAAGATAGTAGTCGTTTGTCATAATGTATGTCTGTTCGTCGGCAACAAAGGGAATACCTTTTGCACCTCGCTCATCCACAATAGTAACTTGCTTGATAGGTAGGTTTTGGACATCTGTGATGCCGACACCTGCCCTACCAACCAATTTGTTCACGTCGTTGCCATACACCATCAAATTACGCATAGCGTTGATAAGAATGTCATCAAGGTCAATTTGTTCGGTGAGCATCATGATGGCATTACGAATTCTTTGATTTTTTGCCTTGACATAATTTATAGTGTAATTATTAGCAGTAAGGGCTACTGAACGGACAGCACCATTAAGTTCGGGGTCCAACTTGACCATAGCATCAAACATATCGAACTCGTTGTCGTAGTTTGCTGTGCTTTGTAACTTCTCGGTATCTTGCATAATGTTCGGCAAACCCGCCGCAACCGAGAGAGGAACGTTTGAACCAACACGAACAGGCGCAGGGCTATCCGCTTGGACATTTTTTGAGAACGGCCACCATGAAGGCATGACCTATGCACGATGCAGTTGTCTTTTAATGGTTCTTTCTTTTCTTCAAATATCGGAAAAATCCTCGACCAACAAAGAGCCAAAACAGGATTTCAATGACAAATAGAGCAACTGTGATTGTGACTCCGTAACGCATGTCAAAGGCCATATCATTATCCTCTCGGCTATCATGTGTAAGACAGTATTCTGATGTCATAATAGGGTATGGTTTAATTGTTTCACTTAATTCTACAACTACTGAAAGAATTAAATGGGTAGTAGTCCATCGGTTTTGGCTAATTCTTTTATTCTTTCATAGGTATGTAGGAAAAAGAAGTAGTATAAGAAAGAATAATCAAAGCCCAATAAATCTCTATGAAGAAATAAAAGAATTAAGAAGAATCGCTATACTGCGCTGGATTTAATTCTTTCAGTAGCAACTGAAATTACTGAAAGTAATACGGTTTAATAAAGGGTTGGGATTGTAGGTATTGATATGCGAAAGGCAATCACCAAAGCAACGAACGCTTTTATCCGTGATAACTACGATAAAACAAAGGCAACAATCGCAAATGCGAGAGATTTTGCTGAAATGAACAATGAACGAAGTGTCAAGGGATGGGAAATGGCAATCCGAAAGTGGTTGCACAACAACCCACAAAAAAAGGTTTTATCTCCTGTAAGAGAAGTAAACGAAACAACACAGTTAAACAAAGCATATTTCTATGATACAGCCAATGATGTGTATATCACATACCTATCTGTCGCAGGTGATATGATTTCAGTTGAAGGCGATAAGCACCGAGCCATGAAAACAGCATATTCGGGCATGGTTGGAAAAGCGTCATCTATCAATGAAATATCTCGTGATTTCGGCATACCTCGTGCTTGGTTTGACGAATATCGACGACGACATGGATGGACTCATGACATGGACATTTACACCGATGAGCAAATTGAAAACAACGATGTTGAACAATTAGTTGAGGATTTAGTTCTCCAACGTCGAAGAGAATTACACAAAGGCTTTGAAAAGCGAAAGTGGAAAGAAATCGAAGAAGATGCAAACAAATATCGAGTCTTTGAGGACATATTACTTAGCGAGTTCCGTGAATTGGTGACAAACGAACTACCACCTATTACACCATTTGAGTTAGAACCATCTCAACATGATTACTCACTTGTTGTTAGCCCTACTGATTTTCATTGGGGTAAGCATGGGTGGGTCGATGAAGTCGGTGAGAAGTATGACTTTGATACTGCTCGATACCGATTGATGGAAAAGACCACAGAATTAATTGCTCGATTACCTGGTAAGCCAGAAGAAATCATATTGGCTACGGGAAGTGATTGGTTTCATGTTGATACAGACGCAGGGACTACTACAAAGGGAACGCCTCAAGATATGTGCGGAAGCCCTGCACAAATCCTCATGACAGGTTGTATGCTCGCTCGTGAACACATTGACCTACTACGAACCGTTTCCCCTGTCAAAGTTGTATTCATGCCAGGTAATCATGACCGCATGACAGCATTTGCTCTTATGATGTATCTGTCTGCTGTCTATGAAGATGTGGATGATTGCGAAGTCATTGTATCTCCTATGACTCGACAGTATGTTGAGTATGGCAACAACCTTATCGGATTTACGCATGGCGACAAAAAGATGGATTTGGCTTCTGTTATGAGCAACGAAAAGCGTGAGATGTGGGGTAAGTGCGAACACCGAACATGGTTTCACGGACATTTGCACCATCAAAAGGTCAATGAAACAAAGGGTTGCATGATTATTCAATTACCATCCCTCGCAGGTCATGACCGATACCACTACCGAGCAGGTTATGTTGAGTCAAAGGCTGGATTAGCGGCTCACATCATTGACAAAGAAAAAGGGGTTATCGGTTCGCTATTTGCACCTGTGGGTGGTCATTGATGGCTATTCCCCACAAAACACAAAGATTTGGTCGAAGCCTTGAACCAAAACTGCGAAGATGTAACACTTGTGGTTACAGTTCTATTCGTAGGACAAATTCACATAAAGTATGGTGCAAAGAGCAGAAGCGAATGGTGTACTGTGGCACTATGAGGGTGGTGCGTGATGAATAGACAATGGGTGGTATGCAAAGCCTGTGGGTGGGAAAGTAAAGTTTATCCTAAACAGAAGGCTTTAACGTTAATCTGTCCTTATTGTCAAAAACGCGCACTTGCGCCTAAGTGATAATTATGTATTACAATATATGTGAAACAGCAGTATGGAAATTACCTATCAAACAATATGTGATGCCTTATGACTCAAGTAAAACGAGCATTGTCCTTTGAGCGAGCGAGAAACGACGTATCATACTTTTACCGATGGTTGGGGTATGCGTGGGGAACGCATATCGGTGAATGGATGGAAATGTACGGAAACAGGAGAGGAAGTCATGTTCATCGTGTCTGTATTATTGCGCCTCGTTCGCATTCTAAATCGACAACGCTTGGGGTAAAGTTGTTGCACCAATGTTTGTTTGAAAAATTCAATGGTGAGCCGTTGCAGGTGTGGTTGTTTTCAGCAAGCCGTGATACTGCCATTCGTCGTCTAAGCGAGATTCGTGCTGACTTAACCAAACACAAAGAGTTGTCACGGTATCTTGATTCTAAGAAAGGTGGTAAATTGGAGTTGTTCTTTACTAATGGTGCAGTTATTCGCTGTTCATCGGTTGGTTCAGCCATTCGTGGTGAACATCCCGCTATCGTTGCCCTTGATGACGTTTTGTTAGATGCTAAGAAGGACTTGAACCTTTCACAGTTGCGGTCATGGTTGCGAAAGGTCGTTATGCCAATGATGGACCCTGGCTCGTCAATTTATTGTGTAGGAACACCAATGTCGATGAATGACCTGTATCATACTGAAATGCTCGATAACCCACAATGGAAGTCGGGAACATGGACAGCGTTTCCTAATTGGGATGAAGCAAAGCATGAACCCGATAAGTTGGTGGCTTTGTGGCCCGAATTCCGACCTACATCGTTTTTGCTTGAACAGCGAGATTCGATGGGAGAGTTGGAATTTGCACAGGAATTGTTGTGTAGGGTCATTGATGATGATTCGGCTGTATATCCACGAGGTTTGACTCGCAAAAATATGGACTTAGAACTGACGTTGGAAACAGAAAAGCGTGATGGTCGTTACATTGTTGGTTTTGACCCTTCTCACGGATTAGGTAAGGACTACTCGGTTATGGTTGTTATGCGACAAGAATCAAACGGTGATTTAGTTTTGGTAAACATTTGGCGACGTAACGACTTCCCTCCCGATAAACAAGCCGACATGATAGGAGAATGGTGCAAACGCTATGGTGCGCCTTTGGCCGCAGAAGATGTTGGTTTCCAAAGATTGTATCAAGCCGTTCTTGAAACAAAAGGAATCATGGTCGATTATAGGCCGAGTAAGGTCAGCAACAAAGGATTGAAACAAGCCCTCCTAAATCGCCTTCGGGTTTGGTTTGAACGAGGAAAAGTTGTATTCCCATACGGTGATGACAAGACTCGACGGGCTGTTTCTGATTTGCTTGACGAGTTGGAAAGCCACGCATGGAAGGAAGGCGAGATTGTGGACACAGGAAAACACAACGATTTGGTTATGGCCTTCGCTCACGCTTGCGACCAATTCACAGGGGCGGAAAAAAACGTTCCTGTTTTGATGCGAGCAGGTGGAAAAGGCGAATGGGCGGGCGGAAAATCGAAGGGAAAGAGGCCAAGTCGTGGAAGCGTTTTTGGCGGTAAAATTGTAAGAAAAGGTCGATTTTAAGGTTTAAAAAGCGTTTTGAAAAATTTTGGCGTAAATTTTTTTTGGTGCTAAGCAATGGTGTATATCGGTGTGGGTCGATTTTTGGAGTATCAAAACGTCGGGGGGCTATCCGACCCCGATTCAATATACCCGATTTTAAGCCCCTGCGTTGTGCTGTGTGGCTGTTAAGGGGGTTCGCAGGTTATGACCTACCACCGAACCCTTCAATGAGCAGGAAGGGGTGTTTATGGGCTTTATTTCAGCAACCCGATTATAATAGGGTAGGGTCTGCCGTCTGGATATCTGCGAATTGATGGCTATTCGATGCACTGAGAGCCAATTTGAAAATAAAAAAAGGCCCCCCATCGGTCCGAGAACCGATGAGGGGCGGATTGCATGGGGTCGGGGTTTCCGCCTCATGCTTACGACGTTGCTTGATTATCACCTACTCAAGCGTGTGCCTCAAGGATGAACGCCACGTCGATGAAGACGTTCCCTGTGGTGGACTCATCGACACAAACAGGGACAATGCGCCCTTGTTGCCATGTCCCATCAATACGGGCCTTGATGGTCTTCTTCTCTTCATGGAGGGCTTGCAGTGCCTTGAATCCATCAGCGAGGGTCATGATGCCCGTCTTCATGTTGCGGATGATTGCTTGACCTGCAACGGGAATACGGACAGGCGTTTGAATGCCCTTCCATGCTGTTCCCATGAATCCGTGCTTGGTGGATTGAGCAACCACTCGCATCATGTTGTAGGTGAGGCTCTTGCCGTACATTGGTGAGTTGCAGTTAGGGCATGTGAAGTTGACCTTCTTGGCCTGTGTAGCACCCGCCTGAACTCGGCCAACCTTCCACTTTGGGGAGGATGGGTCAAGGCCGATGTTGGCCTTGATTGGTACGTTCGACATGAACTTGTACCCGCCATCGTTGCACCCTGCTTCTTTTGGGCTTGAGCAGTTGTATGCAGGGACTTGAGCAATTTGAGGCTCAATGGCTTGTAGGGTGTCCTTATCGGTCACGGCTGACTGCCACACTTCCGCCTCAACGGTTCGGATGTGCTTGACATTGTTCAAGCCGTATTG